CGTCAATGCCGCAGCGACCCGTGTCGGACACCCGCTGGTCGGCGGCGGCGTCAACTTCAATTCCCCGCCGACAGGCGTGGACCTGAACGAGACGGCGCTGGAAGCCGCGATCATCCAGATCGCCGGCTGGACCGATGAGCGCGGGCTCCTGATCGCCGCGCTCGCACGCAAGCTGGTGGTGCCTCCGTCGTACCAGTTCACGGCGGTGCGGCTCCTGCAGTCGGAAGGTCGGACGGCCACCGCGGACAACGACATCAACGCGATCCGCAACATGTCGGCGATCCCGGGCGGCTACACGGTCAACCACTACCTGCTCGACACGAACGCTTGGTTCCTCAAGACCGACGTGCCGAACGGGCTGAAGCACTTCAGCCGTGTCGCCCTCAAGACCGGCATGGACGAGGACTTCGACACCGGCAACAGCCGGTACAAGGCCCGCGAGCGCTACAGCTTCGGCTGGTCCGATGCGCTCGGAATGTGGGGCTCGGCCGGCTCGACCTGAGCTGCGATCGATGTTCTGCAAAAAGGGGCCCTGCGGGGCCCCTTTTCGTGGCAGACTCCGACTGCCCCCGGGAATTCACCCCCTACGCGCTGCGACAGGCCCGGCTGACGACATGCAGACTCAGCGCGCATCACTCGCATGTGAGGCCCTATGTCCGCGACCCACTTCTCCGGTCCCGTCGTTTCTGCGGCGGGCTTCGTCGGCGTCCTCGTTCCCCCGGTCGGTGTCGGCTACGGAATGATCTTCACCCCGATCACTACCGCGACGTTGCCGCCCGCGAGCGCATCGCTCCTTGGTGCGGTCGCGATGATCAGCGACAACGGCGTCGGCAACAACGAGTACTGCCTCGTGATCTGCACGGGCGCCGCGTGGGTCACGGCGGTCGGCCTCGCACTGACGTAAGGGGTCCGTCATGGACACCGATGTCTTTGTGGTACGCGTTACCGGGGTCGTAACCGGCCTGCTCTACAACGGACGCACGCGTGTTCGCGGCATCCAGTTCACGGGCACTGGTGTCGGCACGCTGGAGCTGCGCGACGGAAGCAGCGGCGGCGTCGTGAAGATGCTGCTCGATGTCGGGAGCGGCGTGGGCGACATCCTCATCCCGGCCGATGGCCTCCTCTTCACGACGGGTGTCTACGTGACCAGCACGGGTGCGTTCACATCGGCCAATCTTTTCTGCGGCTAGGAGCTGCCATGCGCAAGAAGTTCGACGACCTCGGCAAGGGCAAGTGCTTCGCTGCAGGCGGTGACGTGAAGGCCGAGCTGAAGTTCATGAAGGACAAGGGTGCGCCCAAGTCGATGATCAAGGCCGAGAAGAAGGAGCACGGGCTCCCGGCCTTCGAGGGCGGCGGCTCATCGGGTGGCGGCTCGGCCGGCAGCGCGGGCAAGAGCCGCTTCGTCGGCCACGGCGCGTTCAACTTCGGCAAGCAGAAGGCCAAGCCTTTCGCCGAGGGCGGCTCGATCGACGACGCGACGCGCGCTCGCGCGCTTGCGTGGGTCGACAAGCGGCGCGCACAGCAGGACGCTGAAGGCGCTGGCGACGCGAGTGCGGCTGAACCCTCACCGATCGCGCTGCCGGCGATCAAACGGCGTCCTGCTGCGACGCAGGGCCCTTCGCATGCACCCGGTCCCGCGCCCGTGGTCGAGCAGAAGACCACGACGGTCTACAGCCACGAAGGCGCCGGCAAGCCGCCGCCTCGCGACACGACTGGCTTCGCGGAGACGGCTTTCAACGCAGTTCGTTCTGCGTTGACTCCCAAGGCAGGGGCGCCCAAGGCCACCGAGGCGGATGCCGTCGCGGCAGCGAACAAGGGCATCCCCAAGGAGTGGACCGGGCAGGATCAGCCGCCGCCGGCCTATCGCCGGATGCACGAGAGCACCAGTGCGGCATCGCGCTATGCCGGCGGTGGCAGCATCGACGGCTGCGCATCGCGCGGCAAGACGCGCGGAAAGGTGATCTGACATGGCTGCGTTCCGACCCACTCCTCAAGCGTCACGCTTCGCACCCGCACAGGGTGCTTCCGCCGCACGTCCGGCAGCAGCGGCACCGCAAGCGGCAGCGCAGATGCAGGCGATGAAGCAGGCTGCATCGATGCCACAGCCTCCCGGTGGTCCTCCGGGCATGGTCGGCAATGCGTTGAGCGCAGCGAACATGCAAGCGCAGAAGGCAGGTCTGCCGCAGGCTCCGCAGGGCGGCATGCTCAGCGCGATGGGCTCTGCGCAGCCGATGGGCGGTATGCCGCCGCAGATGGCACAAGCAGCGCAGATGCAGGCGATGAAGCAGGCTGCATCGATGCCGCAGCCGCCCATGCCGATGGCAGGCGGTCCCCAGCCTCCGGGCATGGGCGGCACTGCTTCGATTGGTCCGCGGCCGGGGTTGCCGGTGATGCCGGGTGCGCCCGCGAGCGGCATGCTGCCGGCGCAGGGTGGATTCAATCAGGCACCGGCACAGCCGATGGGCGGCATGCAGTCGATGGGCGCAGCGCAGCCGATGCCGGCTGCTGCACCTGCGGGTCGCGTGATGCCCGGCGCTCCGATCGCGCGGCCGATGGCGATGAAGAAGGGCGGTGCCGTGAAGCTCGCCGGGGGCGGCAGCGTCGGCGGGCGTGGCGATGGCATCGCGCAGCGCGGCAAGACGCGCGGGACGATGCGGTAGGGCCTCATGGCTACCTCCGGCACTTCGATCGCCAACTTTGAACTCATCGACATCATCGAGGAGGCGGGGGAGCGTTGCGGCGTCGAGATCAGGGCCGGCTACCAAGTCCGCACCGCGCGCCGCAGCCTGAACCTGCTCCTGATGGAGTGGGCGAATCGGGGGATAAATCTGTGGACAGTCGAGGAGGTGCAGGTGCCGCTGATCCCCGGCACCGACGTGTATCTGATGGCCCCCGACACTGTGGATGTCTTCGAGGCGGTGATCCGCACGGGGCTCGGCAGCAGTCAGACCGATCTCGTGCTCAACCGGGTCAGCGGCGCGGTCTACATGACGGTGCCGAACAAGACCGCGCAGGGCCGGCCGTACCAAATCTGGGTCGACCGCCAGATCACGCAGCGCATCGTGCTCTGGCCTGTCCCTGACGCATCGATCCCCTACACGATGGTCTACTGGCGCCTGCGTCGCCTGCAGGACGCCGGCACGGGCCTGAACACGGAAGACGTGCCGTTCCGCTTCCTGCCGGCGCTGATCGCGGGGCTCGCCTACAACATGGCGCTGAAGTTCCCCGAGGGCCTGCCACGCGCGCAGGCGCTCAAGCAGCAGTACGACGAGGCGTGGAACTTCGCATCCGACGAGGACCGCGAGAAGGCGCCCGTGCGCTTCGTGCCGAGGATGATGCCGATATGAGCATCCCCTATGCGAACGGCGCCAATGCGATCGGGTTCTGCGACCGCTGCAACTTCCGCTACAAGCTCGGGCAGCTCAAGCACGAGTACGTCGCTGGCCGCAAGCAGAACCTGCTCGTGTGCCCGACGTGCTGGGACCCCGACCATCCGCAGAACTGGCAGGGACGCATCCCGGTGTTCGATCCGCAGGCGCTGCGCAACCCGCGCCCCGATCCGTCGATGGCCGCGTCGCGTGTGCTCAACCCCAACCCCGTGCCTGTTCCTGAGCCGCCCATCGGTGCGCCCGAGCACAACCCCTAGGAGAGCCGCATGGCCACGTCCCGCTCCAACCTGCCGAAAGAGATGATGCCGCTCAGCTCGACGCCGACGCGCAAGCCGCCCACGTCACAGCCGGAAACGGGCACCTTCAAGAACTTGAAGGCACCTCCGTTCGGCAAGGCGCCGGTTGCACCAAAGGGCAATCCGTTCGTCAAGAAGGCACCGGCCTTCGCGCGTGGCGGCAGCGTGCCCGAGCCGATGACGAGTCCGACGCGCGTGATCAAGGATCAGGTCGCGGTGACGCCGAAGGTCGAGTCCATCGCACGCGACTACAAGGTCAAGCCCGAGGGTGCAGGCATCATGCGCGGCACTGGCGCGGCCACCAAGGGCAAGAAGTTCTCCGGGGTGTACTGAGCCGTGAACTACACCGAGCTTAAAGCCGCTGTCGTCAGCTCGATCGGGAACACGTTTCTCGACGCCGACCTCGACCGCTTCACGCAGCTCGCCGAGGAGAAGATTTACAACGCGGTGCAGATTCCGGCGCTGCGCAAGAACCAGACGGGTGTTCTGACGATGAACAACCCGTACCTGTCGCTGCCGACCGACTTCCTCTACCCGTATTCGTTCGCCGTGATCGAGCCGACGACAGGTGAGTACCTCTACGCGCTCAACAAGGACGTGAACTACCTGCGCGACATGTTCCCTGATCCGACCCAGCAGGGGCGCCCGCGCGCCTATGCGCAGTTCGACAAGGACACGTTCATGCTCGCGCCGACGCCGGACCTGCCGTACGACGTGGAGCTGCACTACGGCTACTACCCGGCCTCGATCGTCACGGCGGGCACGTCGTGGCTCGGCGACAACTTCGAGTCGGCACTGTTCAACGGCACGCTGCTTGAGGCGGCGCGGTTCATCAAGGAAGAGCAGGACGTGATCGCGTTCTACCAGACGCTCTTCACGGACTCGATGGTGCTGCTCAAGCAGCTCGGCGACGGCAAGCTGCGGATGGACACCTTCCGTACACCCCAAGTGAAGGACACGGTGCGATGAGCAGTCTCTCGAAGTCAAAGGCACGCGATGTCGTCTCGGCGACGATGATCATGAGGCCCAGCGTCGAGCCCGAGACGGCGCAGGCGAAGGGCTACTACGTGGTGGAATGCTTCGCGCCCGATGGGTCGCTGAAGTGGGAGGCGCGCTCCAAGAACCTCGTGGTCAACGTCGGCCTCGCGGACATGTGCAACAAGTACTTCGCGGGTGCGGCGTACACGGCGGCATGGTTCGTCGGGTTGTACGGCGCGGCAGCGTCGAACAACCCGGCGGCTGGCGACACCATGTCGTCGCACGCGGGCTGGACCGAGGTGGTCCCGTACAGCAACGCGACGCGCGTGGCAGCGACGTTCGGCACGGCGACGACGGCGAACCCTTCGGTCATCACGACGCAGCTCGCGCCTGCGGTGTTCAACATCAACGCCATTGGCGTGATCGGCGGTGCGTTCCTGACCTCGAACAGCACCAAGAGCGGCACGACCGGCACCCTCTTCTCGGCAGCGGACCTGCAGTCGCCCGGCGACCGCAACGTGGCGAACGGCGACACGGTGAACGTCACCTACCGCTTCGAGCTGACGGCAACTTGAGCAGGATGTCATGGCATCGGGTGGCTGGGGCTCAGGTGGCTGGGGCGTGTCTGGATGGGGTGGTGGCGCGTATGACGGCGACATCATCGAGACAGCCTCGGCCATCGATCTGCCCAGCGTAGCCGCCAGCACCTTCGCCAGCCTCTCGATCATCGAGACGGCCAGCAGTATCGATCTTCCCAGCGCGAGCGCGACGCTCGCCAGCCTGTCGATCATCGAGCGCGCGAGCGCGATCGAATTCCCCAGCGTCATCGCCACGCTCCTGCTCGACGCCATCGAGCGCGCGAGCGTCATCGACTTCCCGAGCGGCGCAGTGGACTTCGTGGCGTCTGTCATCGAGGCAGCGACGGTTGCGGACCTGTTCAGCGCGGTGCCGAACTACGCGGTCGTCGTCATCGAGACGGCGAGCGCGCTCGACAAGGACACGCTCGGCAGCTTCTTCGACGTGACTCTCGTGGAGCGGGCCAGCGCGATCGATCTGCCGTCGAGCACGGTCATCTTCCCCGCGGACATACTGGAAGGCGCGAGCGCGCAGGACATCGTGTCGGGGCTGATGGACGTGTTCCCATCGGTGCTGGAGCAGGCTGGCATCACCGACTTCGCTTCCGTTTCGCTGAGCGTGACGGTCGCGATCGTCGAGGCTGCGAGCATCGCCGATCTGGTCAAGGCACGGTTCCTGTGGGAGCCGGTGGACGACAGCCAGAGCGGGACGTGGACGCCGGTCGACGACACTCAGGGCGGCGCATGGACGCCGGTTGCCGCTGCGCCAGCCGAGACGTGGACATCGGTTGCTCCCGCGCCGGCTGGCGCATGGACCCCCGTGGACGATACGCAGACCGGGCCTCCGTGGACCCCGGTCGACAAGACCTAAGGAGCAGTCATGCCGAGTACCTATACCTCCCTGCTGCGGCTGACGCTGCCTGCCGATGGCGAGCTGATCGGCACATGGGGTCAGGTCGTCAACAACGGCATCACGACGCTGGAAGAGACGGCGATCGCTGGCTCATCGAACATCGTGATGACGGACGCGAACCGCACGCTCACGACGGCCAATGGCGCCACGGATGAAGCGCGGAACATGGTGATCGCGTTCACCGGCACGCTCACCGCGCAGCGCGACATCATCGTCCCCACGTCGAGCAAGATTTACTTCGTTCGCAATGCCACGACAGGTGGTTTCGGCCTCAACGTCAAGACCTCGGCCGGCAGCGGTGTCGTCGTGCCGAACGGTTCGGCGATGCTGGTGTATTGCAACGGCACCAACGTCGTTGCTGCGATCTCGACGCTGGTGGGAACGGGGCAATTCCTCCTCGCTGATGGCACGGCGGCAGCGCCGAGCTTGTCGTTCTTGAGTGATACCAATACCGGCTTGTACTGGGTCAGCGCCGATGACCTCGGGTTTGCGACAGGTGGTTTGCAGCGGATGCAGCTCGATGCCAACGGTACGTTGTCGTTCGCTGTTCCAACGAATGCCGGTGCACCTCCGATTCAAACGATCGCTGCGGCCGGAGGTTTCAGCGGTGATTTTCGGGGTCGGTCATCCGACGACCTCGCGGTTCTTCGGTTGCTGAACAACGCCTATTCGGTGCAACGGGCCACGTTCCAGTGCGACAACGCCAATGGCTACGTCGGCACGACAGCGAACCTCCCCTTCGGGCTGTTGCAGAACGGTGTCGCCAAGCTCACGCTCAACACGGCAGGTGATGTTGTCGTCAACAACAACATCTACGGGGCCAACATCTACGTCGGTTCAAGCGTGGGGTCGGCCGGCACGTATGGCATCTCGGGCGGTTTCGGCGCCTCGATGATT